CCGCACCACCACGCACCAGGCGGTGACCTCCTCCAACGTCGCCCACACCGCCCGCTCGTCGTCCCCAGGTTCGGGGTCGACAGCGACCGCCGTGACCGCCGGACGGCCGCTGTACGTGGTCGGGAACGTCCATGTAGCCCGCCCGTCCGCGCCGGTCTCCAGCACGGCCGCCACAGGGCGACCAGGGACCGCCGAGGGTGTCGTACGGGTCGGCTCCTGCGGTACGGGGTCCTGTTCGCTGGGGGCGCCGCTCGTGCGGGTCCTGCCTGCGATACGGGCCCGCTGGTCGAGGTTGCGCAGCACCCCGCCAAGCGGGTTGCCGACCAGGCGCCGGGCCGGAGTTCCACGCATGGCCATCTATGCCGCCTCCGCCGCTGTCGCCGCCACCTGCACCTGCACGCTCTCCGAGCCGGGGGTGTTGTCGTCTCCGCCGTTCTCCGTCACCCGCACACCGGTGATCTTGAGCCGCTGCGACACCTGGCGGCACGTGCTGGCGCTGGTGACATCGAGCGCCCACCCGGGCACGAGACTCGGCACGTCGATCGCCGCCAGCGGCGAGATCGTGACCTGCTGGGTGTCGATGAACACCGGCACCTGCGACGACACGCGGCGGCGCGCCTGCGCGGCCTGCATCGCCGAGGTGACGTCGGTGATCTCCGTCATCTCGACGTACCGCTCGTGCAAGCCGTAGTACAGGTCGATACCGCCATCCGTGCCAACGACGCCGCTCTCCTCGCTGCCCGCAACGATCCACCGGGTGACGAGAGACTTGCCGTCCTCGCTGACCTCCAGGCCCTCGGGCATGTCGGCGTCCGACAGGCGGCCAACACTGACGACATGGGTCTCCGGCAGGAGCAGGATCTTCGAGCCGATCACCGTGTAGTCGATACCGGCCTCGGCGAGCTGGCGGAGATGGTCACCGCTCTGCCCGATCCCAGCGCTGTACGAACGGGAGCCGCTGATGCCCGCCTTCCCGATGACCTCGACGGTGTGCCCGGGATCGTCGGGGGCAAAGCCGTCCTCGATCAGCCACTCGGCGATCTCCGACAGGTCGACGCTGGTGAACGTCTTGTCCTGGTGCGGCACTCGATCGTCGAGCCAGACCGACAAATCTTCGGCCAGAACCTCGACCTCGCCCAGCGACCAGGTGACATCGGTGACCGGCCCGTCCCACACGTACTGGCCATCGCGGAAGATCACCAAACGAGAGCGCCAAGATCCGATGTTGCCGAGGCGTGCACAACAGTCCCCATCTGGTTGGATCAAGGCCCGCGCCGAGCTGGTTCCATCCAGCACGCGGCTCCACTCAACTTCAGTCAGCACGTTGGCCACGGCCACCGTTGCGCCGTTCCTATCGAGCACAACGGCCGAGTGCGATCCGCAGCCTGCTACCGCCATTACCGCCCCCGTCCCGAGACGCTGAGCGTCACCTGCGCATCGACCGCCGGGGGCGACTCAATGTCCGTCGAAATGCAAATGCAGTACTCAGAGCACTCCAGCAGCTGGTACGTCGGCGGCATGCCGTCGCGGCCATAGACGTCCGGGCTGGACTCGCACACGCCGCCGCACTCGACCGTGGCGCGGCCCGTCTGCCCGTCCAGAGTGACCGCGCCCCCAGCAGGGACGAAGGTGACGTGGAAGTAATTCTGCGGGTCGCACCGGCCGGCGTCGGCGGTCTCGTCGCACGTCAGCGCGGCGTCGCTGTGCTCGTAGATTTCGATCGTCAGGTTCCGCAGGTCACTCGACCCGGCCCGGATCGTAATGACCGGGACGTCGTTGCTCCAGTTCGGCCGGTCCGTCAGGTCCATCTCGTAGCATTCGCGTTCGGCCGCCAGGGGCAGGCAGAAGCATGTCGACAGCGGGGCCCCGGGCAGTGGCGGCGTGGACGGCTTGCAGCGGGGATCGGCGCATGCCGCGGTGGGGTCCGGGCACTCGGCGAACCGGCAGCCGCCCGGGCACTCCCCCGGCAGGTGGACGCACCACTCGACACAGGAGCCGTCGAGGTCCATCGGCGGGGTGACCTCCAACACGGGCACGGGGTCGGTCCACAGCCACGGCACCGCGGCGGTCAGCACGAACTCGACAGTCAAGATGTCGGCGCCAGACTGGCACTCGCCGGTGCCGCAGCCGCCCCCTGCCTGGGCTGTGACCCGGGGCCCCTCGACGAGCGCGACCCGGCGAAGCGTGCGCCGGTGCCGGGCGTTGAAGGTGGCCGCGTCCAGCTCCTCGCCCGGACAGCAGTTGTAGACGGTGAGACAGTCGCCGTCGCACTCGCCGCCCGTGCAACCCTGGAGGACCTGCCCGAGCCAGTGCAATCCGTAATCCACGCCACAGCAGGTTGCGCCGAGGACGAGCGCCATGACCGTGATCGTGCGGGGCAGCGCCCGGGCGGGCCCGATGGCGCCTCCTCCGGCGATCCCGCCCGTCACGGTGCGCTGCACCGGGTAGTCGTCGAGGCCCTGGATTTCGAGGACCATGATGCCCGCGAACTCGGCGCTCTCGGGGACGTCAGGGTCGTACCACGGCGCCGGACTGACCGGGTCGTCCGGCGTGGTGTACGGCAGCTCTTCGAGGATCTCCGCGCCGAACGAGGGGCAGCCGCAGCCTGAGTAGCCGTCGAGAGGCGAGCCCACGGTATCCAGATAGGTGTTCAGCCTGGCGTGGTTGGCCACCTCCACGCCGCCGTAGGCCAGATACCAGTCGGTCGCCATCAGCCAGTCACTCCTGCCGCGAGCACGAACCGGTTGAGGACGCGCTGAGCCGTGACGTGCGCGTTGCCCACTTCCCGGATCTCCCAATGGTGGTTATGGATCACGTCGCCGCTCACGGACCGCCCGCGCGAGGCCGGACCCGCGCCGTCGGCGCCGGCGAGGCGCAGGCGCTGAGACCGCGACAGCGGCACCACGTCGCCGAGCGAGACACCGCCGCCGAGCCCCGACAGCTGCGTGCGGACGCCGTCCGCCAAGGACCTGGCCGCGACACGGCTCGCGTCCTGGAGCCCGGCCAGCCGCTTCAGGAAGCCGAGGTGCAGGCCGAGGCCGGTCAGGTCGCCGATCTTCATGAATACCTGACTTGGGGAGTGGATCTTCAAGGCCGTGCGGATGGCGGCCTGCATGCCCTTCGCGATGTCGAGCATCAGCTTCTCGATGCTCTTGCGCTGGCCCTGCAACCCGGCCAGGAAGCCCGCGCCGGCTTGCTTGCCCGCGTCGAACAGGACGTCGGCGCTCGTGGTGCCGAGGGTGCCGGACGCCTTTGTGAGCTGCGCCTGAAGGCTGTTGATCCGCTTCAGTGAGTCCTTGGTCGACGAGGACAGCGCCGCCGCGATCTGTGCGCCCTGGTCGGGGCCGAGCCCGATGATCTGCTGGAGCAGGTCCTTGGAGAGGCCGCGCTTGGCGAGGTCGTTGAGCTGCGCGCTGAAGGTCTTCACTCGGGTGACGGCGGCTTCCAGCCCGGCCGTGATGTTCTTCGCGGTGACGGTGTCGGCGCCCTGTGTGAGGTTCTGCAGCGAGAACGCGTCGAGTGCCGCCTTCGTGGTGTCGGCCGCGAACTTCTGCGCGTCGGCGATCCGCTGCGCCAGCGCGTCACGCTGCGCCGCGAGGGACGTGAGCCGCTTGTTCCCTGCGTCGACCAGGGCGACGAGCCGGTCATCCAGGCGCGTCTTCTTGCCGGCGAACGCGGCGATGATGTCCTTGGCGAGCTTCTCGGTCGTCGCCTTGATCTTCGCGGCTGTACCGGTGAGGCCCTGGATGAATCCGCGCCCGGTGTCCTGGCCGATCTTCGCGAAGACCTTGCTGGGGCTCGCGATGCCGAGGGTGGTCTCGGCCGCGGTGACGGCGGAGCCCGCCATGTCCTGTGCCGCCGCGACGACCAGGCCGACGTTGGCGCGGATGCCGTCGACCATGCCCTGCACCACGTTGACGCCGACGTTGTCCAGGAGGTTCGCGATGCCGGACAGGGCGGCGCGCAGGCTGGAGATGGCACTGTTGGCGGCCGCGTTGCCACCCGTGGTGGCAGCGGCGAGGGTGCGGGCCTGCGTGAGGCCGAGGATGCCCAGCAGGCCGGACTGGGCGGCGAGCTGGGCGGCCCGCTTCGGCTTGGTCAGCGGGATGACGACCTCGGGCCCGGCCTCGCCGATCAGGGCGTGCGTCGGCCCGTACACGATGCCGCCCTTGGCGAACGGCAGGTATTTGCGGACGGAGCTCGGAATTCCGCTCTTGATCTTGGAGATGATCTGCGAGCCGATGTTGCCGACGGCGGCGAGGATCTTCCCGGGCAGCCCGGAGAAGAGGCTGACGACGCCCGAGATGAGGCCCGACACGGCGGTCTTGGCGGACCCGGCCGCCCTGCTGAACACTCCAGCGATCCGCGAGCCCAGGCCGGACAAGGCGCTGCCGATCCGGCCGGGCAGGCCCGAGAAGAAGCTGACGGCGGAGGAACCGAAGGAGCGGGCCGTGCCCAGGGCGGAGGACCCTGCCGATCGGAAGAAGCCCGAGACGCGGCCCGGCAGGGCAGCGAGGG